ATGATTGACGGTATTCCTGCTTATAGTTCCGCTGGGGATTATTTTTTTCTCGCTTGCGGTTTTGCTTTTTGGCTTTGTTCTTTTCTTTTTATTGACTGGCTGGAAAAAGGGAGTAGGAAATAATGGCTTTTGTTTGCGATGATTATACGTGCGATGTTCTTTGCCAATTTGATACTGGTGGCAAGCATTGGGTTGATTTTCATGGCATAGTGGATTATTGTTGCAATAATACATTGTCGGACTGCAAAAATTGCGTTAAATATTATTTGAACCAGTCCCCTTGCGAGTTGTTTAATGCTTCCGATTATATAGATACGGTGTATATAGGGACTTCTCAGTGTGATAGTTCGGATTTTTACAGGGATTTCAATAATGCGGTTAATAATACGGCAATGAGTGTTTTTCTAATGAGTGTTATGGCAGGGATTTTGGCAGTTCGTGCTGTAATCAAAGTAATTAAAGGGGCGGTAAGATGATGTATAAATTTTTCTTGGGTGTCAATAGGTGGGCACAGGAGTGTAATTAAAATGGGTAAAATCACTACAATAGATAGCACTACAATAGACGCTAACTTGACAACAGCAGCTACTTTCGCTATTGCGTTGGTTCTTGGCATTGTTGCCATTAAGGTTGTAATAAAGCTAATAAACAGAGCTGCGGGTAAATAGTATGCGTAATTTATTTACTTCTCGTATCTTACCGCCTTTTAATTTAGGGATAGCCCCTTTTATTCTAATACTTTTCTTTTCAAATTCTTTGGCTTCAACTTATCTGCTTCCAATTAGCCGTGTTTGCTCAAAGACTTTTCAAATAAGTTCCACCCCTTCCTCTTTTTCCTCTACCGCACAAATGTTTTATGCTTGGCAAGATGCTTCTTATTCTTTGCTCATTACCAATCCCGGTGGTGATTGTGTTTTTTCTATTTCTTTGCCTGCAGGTGCTTCTGTTATTTCTTTCGCTGGCAATATTACTGTAAACGCTTCTTTTGTATCTGACGATACCCGCCACGAAGAATGCTGGTGTTATTCTAACGATTATTATTGCAATAATGTGCAAGTCCCTTCTGGCTCTGGTTGCCCCTCTTGTTATAGCGGTTCTTACCTTCCGGGCAGCCCGTTTTGTGAGGAACATGGCGACCCTCCTGCTTCATGTTCTGCGACCAGTTCAAATACTAGTAATTCTTATGCTGTTAGCTCTACTTCTTACCTTAGTAATTGTGGCAGAGGCAGTGGCACTGCTATCGTGTCTGTTATTGCTGGCTTCAATTTGACTATAGATAGTCCTACGCCCCCTACCTCGCCTTCTTGCACTATCGAACAAATCGCCACAATAGATAGTGCTTATTTTACAGGTGTTCATGCTAACCCTCCGCGTTATGAATTATTCAAACTTCCTTCTAATTGCCCTAAAACCGTAATTCCTGCTTCTCAATTGCCCGATAGTTGGATACCTTGGGTTGACCCTGTTTTGAACGAGCAATTAAACGTAGCCGTTTCTATTAACGAGTTTGGAGATATTGTTGATGAGGGTTGGGGCGACGGTTATACTCCGGGTATATTTGTTCCCGGTAATCAAACTATGGAGCAATTAGGCTGTGAAACTGACGAAGAAGGTTATTTAGTTTTTTGTAGTGAAATTAGTCCTAACGACCCACCCGTTAAGGTTACGGGCCCTTGGCCTCGTGACCCTAACCGTGACCCTGATACGGTTTGGGTTTATGGCGGTGGTGGTGGTGGCGGTGGTGGTAGTAGCAGTAGTGGCAATGGTGATTTTAACTCTCAATTGCGGTCGTGGAAGGAAATGTTAGAAGGTGTCATAAGGCAGAATGTTCCTACGCCCCCTAACCCTTTGCCTCTTTTGCAGAAAATATACGATAAGATAGTGGATTTTAAAGATTTCGTTGTTGATTTGTTTGACCCACAGGAAGACCCCGAAATACCAGACCCTGATTTTGATTTTGAAATTGAAAAGCCTGAATTAGACACTAACATTGTAGTTGACGATTTAGATAGTTTGAAATTTCCCAGTTTAGACAGTTTGTTAAATGATAGTTTGAAAATAGAAACGCAATTAGATACAAATATAGCGGATAAGTTTAAAAAGCAGTTAGATAGTTTATTACCCGACACCACGCAAATAGTTGATAAAACAAAGGAAAAATTACTTTTAACATATAAAGAAATGGCTGAGGAAATAAAAGCTGCAGTAGAAAAAGCTATGGAACCCGTCCGTAAGGCGTTACCTAAAGGCGAAGGTGCTTGTAATTGTTTAGAAGCCGAGTTTAGAGGTCTTTCTTTCGGTGTTATGAAAGGAAAGGTTACAGTTGGCTCTATGGTAGATACTAAAATTATTTGTGAAAATATAAATGTTATTCGGCGTATAATTATGGTTATTGTCGCTGTTATGGCTATGGGTATGATTCTAGCAACTTTGCGAGGGGGTAACTAATGCCAGCTTTTTTGGTTCGTTTTGCTATTTGGTTGGCTAGTTTTTTAGCTCCTAAGGTTCTTTTTCCTCTTTTGAAAACTTTTTTTAAAAAACTTGCGTTTCTTTTTACACTTTCTTGGAGAGAAATTTGGCATTTGTTTATGAGGTTTTTGAATAAGTGGGGGTCTGTAAGGCTTCAAAAAATAATTACTTTTATTTGGCTTTTTGGTGGCACTATATTTCGGTTTTTGCTTAAACTTTTTAAACCTTTAACTTCTTGGTTTGAGTTAATAATTGCAAAGCCTTTAATGATGTTGTTTATTGGGGCTATACTTTTTTTAGTTAAAGTTATTTTGAATTATTTTGGATATTCCCTTTTACAGATTTTCGCTTTGGTTTTTGCTCAAATTATACTTTTAGTTTTACCACCGCTTCTAGATTTTCTTTTCGGTTTAATAGATTTTTCTGCATTGCTTCAATTGCTTGGGGGTTGGGCTTCTTTGCCCCCTTGTTTTACCGAGCTTGCGTTAGCTGTTGGTTTGGGTGGGGCGTTAAGTCTTTTATTTTCTACCGCACTCATTTGCATTACTATTAGTCTAACTTTACGTTTTTTACGGAGATAATTATGTTTTATTATTTCTTTTTAAAAGTTTCCTTCATAGTAGAATCTAATGCTTTTGTATTTCTTTTAACTATGGAGTCTATTTTTTTATTAGTTTCCTTCATAGTTTTATCTAAATCTTTTTCAATTTGTTTATTTAATTTGGAATTAGGGTCGTTTAATTCACTGGCACATTGTTTCATTTCGCAGGTCAAAAATGCAAGAATAACTAATATGAATATAAAGCAACCTACTGCCCTTAAAAATCCTTTTTTCACTTCTTCGCCTTCATTCATACCCAAAATATATAAAATCGGGGGGTCGTTATGATTTACTTAATTGAGGGTGTTCCTGGTAGTGGCAAAACTACCTATGTAATGCAGAAATATTTTTTGCCAGCTTTCCGAAAGGGCAAAAAGATATATACGAATATATCGGGTTTGAACCTTGTCAATATGTGTGCTCTTTACGAAATAGACCACGACAATATAGACAACGTTACGTTTGTTGACCCTGCGAAACAATACGAATGTCAAAAAATGTTAAGCCTTGATAGTGCCCATAATTCCCTTTTGATTTTGGACGAAACGCAGAACTATTTTAATAGCAGGGATTTCAAAGAAACCGCTAATCGTGATGTAATTCCTTTTCTAACCGAGCACAGGCACTATGGTTATACTGTGGTTGCTGTTACGCAAAGCATAGATAGCGTTGATATAACGTTTAGGCGGCTTGCTAGCCAAGTAATCAGAATTACCAATATGGGCTATGTGGGAGCCAAGAAAACGGCAAAGCTTCATATTTATGAGAGTGCCAATACAGACCGCTCACCGCTTGCCACTTCTGTATTTACTTACGATTTGAGGATATTCAAATGCTTTAGAAGTGTAGAGGAAAATATAAAGATAGAGCATACAAAATTTGTTTTTCCTAAAAAGCTGATTTTGGTTTTTTTCGTTCTGCTTTTCTTTATTTTCGCTTCCAACAAATTAAGCAAAGGATTTATGGGGGATAAAACAAAGGAAGCAAAGAAAGTGGAACAAGTGGCAAAGCCTCAAACACAAAAAGATTTAGAAATTAAAGAGGGCAAAATATGCTTTGGCAAAGACTGCAAAAAATAATTTTATGCCTTACCCTAGCCCCAGCCGCAATCTGCGGCGGGGCGGTGGCGTTTGCTGTCACTACTGAAAGACCATTGGTAGAAATGAATTACACCAGTTTGGGTGAACTTGCTTCGCGTTATTGCGAGGTTTATTCCTGCGAGGTTGATTTACCGCCTGCGGCTATGTCTTACCCTATCATAGTTCCTTTTTATAGCAGTGAGAGCAAAACGTATTTAGAGGCACAATTAAGGGCGTTTGCGTTTGAGAAAAACTATTCTTGCAATTTAGGCACAAAGAAAATTTCTTGCGTTGAGAAGAAAAAGAGTGTTCCCGTAATAGATAGCAGTAGTGTTTTTTGGAAAGTGCAAAGAGTGGATTTAGACGAATTGGAATTGGCTCGCAGGGTTATTACGCATAATCAAGGCGTTGAAACGGATAAAGATGTTTTTATGAAAGACAGCATTAGAATAGATACATTGCCATTGAAGCCGTCTAGTTATTTGTATAGCGTTAAAGTTTTGATACAAATAACCGAATTTGATTTAAACTACAAAAAAATAGGGGCTAGTTATATCAGCGATTATTACGTTGGTGATTTTAGTGATGGTTATTTGAAATATGGCTCTACCGTCAAAGATTTGACGACTACGCAGACTGCCGAGAATGGCACTCAGACATCTTCTTACAAGGACAAATTACAGGGTTTGCAGATAGAAGGCAAGCAATTAACCGTTACGGCAAATAACAGGGATTTAGACGTTTATTTGTTCGGCGGAACGCAGGTTTTAATGCAGGTTCGCAAAGAGTGCAAAGTATCTGTGCGTTTGTTTTGGAATTGGGGTTTTGATTTGGGTTGTGGTTTAATTCAAACAGAAATATTTGTTTCTTTGGAGTGAAAAAAATATGATTATGTCTTTTTTGAATTTGGCTTTCATTGTTTGGCTTTTTTGGAGAAAATAAAAAATGAAAAATCTCTATTACTTTTTGGGCGTTGTTCGGCAAATGCTTTTTCTTTTGCGGAGAGGTTTAAATGAAATTGGTTGAAGAATTGGTATTGTTTAGGGAAGTTGTCAGATATTCGCTTTGTCAGATAATACAGATAAAAGCCAGCGAATTGAACAGGCTGCACAAGCATCACCCAAAGTTGGAAAAATTCCTTCGGCGGCGTATTATACCAGCGAGTTTTATTTTGCTTGATGAGGATATGTTATGAGTTGTATAGATGTTGTTCCTCTTTACCCTTTGCGTGATACTTTGGCGTATTATTCGGGCTTTAAATTCGGTTTGTATTCTGCCAAAAGTTTTTTAACCAATGAGGAAAAAGCGATGTTTTTTTTCTTTGGCTTGGGCTTTGCTTTGTTTATAGATTTTTGCTTTTTCGTTTGGAGGAAATTGAAATGAATTTAAATAGGAAAGATTCGGAAGGCAGAATAGAAATAGATATTCATAGTTTGGCTGAATGTTTGTTGGCTAGGAATATAGAAGCTAATGGCGATTATCGTGTAGAAATTATTTTAGAGGATAATTGCAAAAGAATGTTTTTAGTTAGAAATGATAAAGGGGTTGATTTATGATAGATTATTTTCATAATTTTTACAATGAACCAATTAGAAGTTTTTTAGCTTCTGAACAAGCTCGGCTTAATCATAATAATTTGCTTGCCGTAAATAAAAATAATTCTCGCAAAAGGGATTTAATGAAAAATATTAGGAGACGTTGAAAATGATATATGTAGCGACGAAAGTAATAGAGTGTGCCATTAGTTGGCTAAGTGAAAATTATTGCTTGGAAGTTAAAGAGCATAAAGATGGTTATGGTTTTACTGTAAAAATTAAGCAATTTAGTAAGGAGTTGTCTAAATGGTAAAGAACATTAGTCGCTGTATTTATGCAAATTCTGATTTTTGCCCTACTGGCTTTGCTTTTAGTCGTTGCAAAGAATGTCGCAACCTTAAATATTGTTGTGCTCATATGAATAATTGCGAACCTTGGCATTGTTCCGTCTATTTGGGACGCCTAGACACGCAAACGCACCGACACCTAGACACGCAAACGCACCGACACCTAGACACGCAAACGCACTGACACCTAGACACGCAAACGCACCGACACCTAGACACGCAAACGCACCGACACCTAGACACGCAAAACACACTGAATAAAAGGCAATTATATATAAAAAAAACCGTATGATGTGCCATATAAACAATATGTCTCCCGTTGGGTGGTGGCTAAAACCTTATGGTAATATGTTAGCTTTTGGGTCTGTGTAATTAACAACAAGTTGGATATGAGATTTAGAAAGCGGACATTTTCTATTAGGCTGACAACAAAAATGCGGCACACAATGTAGCACAATGACATTTGGATACTATAAGCAACAAAAAAAAATAAATCTAACGATAAGCAGATACTAGACGAATATGTGATAAATATCACGCTAACTACACACGTGCTGGGCTTGTCACATAGGCACGTGTAGTGAGTAGTTATAGCAATATATGAGGATATGAACAATGGTTATATGGTCTCTTTTTGACAGCGAAAACGATGAAGTAAAAAAGACTTTCCCGAGCTTGGAAGTGTATTCGTTTGGTATAGGTTTAGGCGCGTCTCATATACATTTGGATTTGTCTAATTTTGAGCGAGCGATACTGGAACTGGATAAATATCCCAAACCGTGTATAATTTTCGCTTCCCCCCCTTGCGAAACGTGGTGCTACGTTTCTGTTGGCTGTAAGCGTTTTTTTACTACCGAACCAGGAATAAACCTTTATTGGAAAAATAAGTTTACTCCTTTTGATTTTACGAATAAACATAAAGAACGTAGAATAAACGGAATTAACACACTTGAAACCACTTTTAAAATAATTGAGCGATACGAGCCTAAATATTGGTTTATAGAGAACGGCACTCGTTCCCTCGCTTTTGCTTATTTGAAAGAAAATCTAGGTTTAACTGGATACAAGAATTTAACCAATTATTATTCATATGGTTTTCCTTACCTTAAACCCACCACCATTTATTCTAACATTCTTTTGCAGTTGAAGAACAATAGCCCAAATATGGAGCTGCAAAAACTTAAAGACCATATCAGCGGTTATACTAAATTTCAATTAGCGAAACTTCGCTCAAAAGTTCCCAGCGGTTTATACTTGGATATTTTTGAACAGGCAAAGACTGGCGTTGTCGCGCTGCTCAATTTTCCACCGGAGAATAAAAATAATGCCTAAAACCAAAGAAAAGAAAATCACTTCTCGCAGCTGGCAAATAGTCCTGCCTATGGATTTTCCGTTTGTAGAAATAGCCGCTAAAATTCGCTTAATAGCCAAAAAATACTATTTCATAAAACACGATAGGGATATAGACGATTTCGGAGTGCCAAAAAAAGAACATTGGCATTTTCTTATGACCTTTGCAAATGCTAGGGATTTGGCAACTATGAAAAATTATTTCGCAGAATTTATTAAAGAGAATGGAGAACCTTATTTATTGGATAATTCATTTGAAAAAATACTTTCTATTGTTGGCTCAAAAAAATATTTATGTCATTTTGGCTATCCAAACAAAGCACAATATGACTGGAAAGACGTGGAGACAAATGACGAACTTTTCAAGGATTTATTTATTGAAGATATGGCAGCAAGCGATGAATTTGATTATTTCGTGGATTCCTTAACTAAGAATAATAAAGGCATAACTTTGAATGAATTTCTGTATAAATTTAAAAGCCGTTTTGTTACTTTATCTAGTCACCAAAGGTTTGGCAATATACTTCACTTGATTAAGTTTTACAAGGACTACAACGAAAGCCCTAGTTTTTCCGAGCAGAACGACAAAACCTTTACGCCTGTTAATCCGAATGAAAATTTAGATTATTACAAAAAGAATATAAATAATAATAATGATGATTTGCCATTTTAATTTATTTGGATAGTTTAGCGTCTTCCCAAGCAAAATGCACTTTCATAATTTCCCCAGTGCTTTCATTTATCGCACCCCCAAGCGTGTTAAATTCCTCTATGTCAAAAGTTAAATTTACTGGCGTTTTGGATATGGTTTCTTTTACATAGTCTTCGCTGTCTATTCCCTGTCTTTGATACCAAGTTGCATCGCAGTAAATTTTCCTGCCGTCTTTTAGTATTATCACATTCCAAGCGTGTTTTCCTATTGCTGATGTCCATTTTTCTACTCTCTCTACTAATGGGTTGTTTTTGAACGCTTCAATAACAGCGTTTGTATATCCATCGCAAACAGCTTTTTTAGTGTTCGGATTTCTGTATTTTACCTCTTTTCCGTATGCTTTTTCATAGTCGTATTTATATTCCGTTGCTATTTGAAAAATGACTTTTTCAATTTCTGTAAATGCGGGGTCTTTCCTTCTTTGCTCTATTCGTTGTTCTGCTTCATCTGCTTTTTTTGCTGTTAGGCTATATTCAATTTCATCGTTCCCTATATAGCTTTTTATTTTTTTCATTGTCCGTCTAGGTGTCCAGTCGTCTGTTATTACGGTTGTGCGTTTTCTGCCGTTGAAATAGATTTTTTCTTCCCCCTCTATAAGAACTTCCGCTATTCCGTTTTCTTCTTCATCGTAAAAGAATTTCAGTCCTACGTATCTTTCGGGGTATTTTTGTTTCATTTCTTTTGCGAAATCTTTTGCGTATTGTGGAATATATTTTTTTGGCTTTTCGGTCTCTATATTTTCTGTTGCCTTTTGCGGCGCCGAACAAGCTGCAAACAATAAGATTAAAAAGAACGTGAAAAACTTATTCATATTTAGAATATACAAAATTGGCATGGATTTTGTAACATATAATCTTGACCTATGCGTAATGCCGATTCCCCCTCTGCATTATTCACGTGCGTAAGCGAAGATGGTAGCGTGTGGGTGTGCCGTGCCGAATGTTCTGCCGTTTAAAACTTTGAGCCTTGGCGTTCGTTTATAGTAGGGTGGCTTTTATTCGTGTGCGGTGCAAAAACATTTAACAAGTGAGGTAAAAAATGAATGTTGAAAAACGTTCTTATGTAGGCGTGGATATTTCCAAAGATAGTTTTAACGCCTATTGGGAAAATTGCGACAAAAAATATTCCAATAATCGGAAAGGTTGGAATATTCTTTTAAAGGAAGTTCCGACAAATTCCATAATCACTATGGAAGCAACTGGGAACTACCATTACGGATTAGCCACTTATTCAAAGCAAAGGGGTTATGATGTAAAGGTTTTCAATCCTTATAGTGTTCGTAGTTTTATTAGGTCTCTCGGCTATAAATCCAAAACGGATAAAATAGACGCTCGTTTAATTCATAGGTTTGCTATAAATGAGGAGAATGAGCGTTTGCCGTTTTATGAAATTATGCCGCCAAAGCTTGTTAGGGCTAGGGTAATAGTTTCGCTTCTGAACAGGGTTACAGTGTTGGAAACGGCTTGCAATAACGCTAATCATGCTCATAGTTTTGTCGTTGGCAAAAACGATGATTTGTTGGGTGTCATGTCTGGTTTTGTAGATGTTTGCAATGATTATCAAACCCATTTGGAAAAAGAATTATGCTCGCTCGCTCGTGATTTATACCCCAGTGAGTTTAAGTTATTGCAGACAATAGTTGGCATAGGTGCGAAAACTGCTGCCGTTCTTCTCGTTTCTGTCAAGGGCATAACTTCTTTTGAGACTAGCGGTCGTCTGTCCTCTTTTGTCGGTTTGACATCAAGGCATTTGGAAAGTGGCACTAGCTTGAATGTCAATGGTAGTATAGTTAAGGTTGGCAACCCTTATTTACGGTTTTTGCTTTTCAATTGCTCCAAATCTGCCATTCAATGGAATAAACCTTGTCAAAGCCTTTACAATCGTTTGATAGCCAAAGGTAGTTTGCATATGGTTGCTGTTGTTGCGGTTATGCATAAACTTATTAAACAGGCTTGGGGCGTTGTTAAATCGGGCGAGCCTTTCCGAAACGGAAAATTAGTCTTATCATAA